CGTTCCTTGCGCGGCAATGTCCCCCTCGTAGAGCGCCTCGCGGTGGAACTCGAGGAAGCGGCCGGTATTGCGCGGGTAAAGCTTGCGGTTCAATTCCTGCTCGATCTTGCGGAGCCAGGTTTGTAGGGTGTATTGCACGAAGGATCGGCCAATACTCTCGACATTAGTGCCTAGGACAGATGCCCCGTCTGATTCGTTAATCAAGTAACCTGGGACGCCGAACGAGCGGGCAATGTCGCGAACTTGGTAGTTGCGCCCCTCAATTAGTTGGGCATCATCTGCGGAAATGCTAATTTCTTTGGCGCTCAGCCCCTCAGTCAAGACCAGTGGCACGGCATGCGCGTTTGTCAGGCCGGCGTACTTCCTGGCGAATGCCTGTTGAAGCCCGGTGATTTGAGTCTCCGACATCTTCGCCGAGGTGCTAAGGATCATCGAGGGGTGGGCGCCTCCCTCAAAAAAGCGGCCGCTGTACTCGTCCATCGCGAGGGCGTTGCCGATGGCATTGCGAGCGCCGAACTGAATCACCGACATGGACCGCATGGTCGTATCGTCGAATCCAAGGCCAGGGAAATGTAGGATATCGGCAGGGTCAAACCACGTTGTAATGCCGTGCGTTGGCATATTTACGTAGTAGCGAACACCTCCATCGGGGGTGCGAATCGGTGATACGCAACCCCAAGGCAGAGGCAGTATCTCGCGCGGAGCGCCATTAATGCGCCGGCGGATCAATCCATAGGCATCACCGCGCAGAAGTTGCGCCATGCTGACGCCCTCCCACATCGAAGCCGCAGTATATTGCGGGCTCGGCTGCTCATTCAGCAGATACCATAGGTCGCTGCGCGGCAGGCGCGCCGGGATCTCGCCCCCATCAAGCGAGTACTCATGGATCGGCATATTGACGATCGCGCCGCTGATTTTGGCCACGCAGGCAGCGACGGCAGACACGCGCATAGCGGACGTCGCTGACACCGTGGTGCCGGCCGATGAGACCCCGAAGGACTCCATGACACTATCGCTGTACGTCACAGTATTGCGAACCTCGGGACGTGACGATGCCTGCCACCCTTTGAATTTGGTGACAATCGCATCGAAAATTTTCATGAAGTTCCAGGCGAAAAAATAGCGCCTAGTGGCGCTTGGTCATTTGTATCTAGCATCTCGGCTAGTCGTTTTTTTGCTCGCCATGCTTTCGCGGATGCAGACATCTTGGCTCTTGCTTCGGCAGACATTTTTGTGCCTGTTTTTTTGATTCGCATATTCTCGGCGAACTCTGCCGAATATACCCTTGCGGACATTTTAGCCCGGGCTTCGTCCGACATTTTTTTGCCCGTCTGCGCTTTTGACATCCGCGCCTTTGCCTCATCGGAGCGCTTTGTTCCAACCATTCCGAGCGCTCTCTTAGCGATCAACTCTGGCGATTGCTTGCGCCCAGCGTGCGCCAGCCTAAGCTTCTCCCTCGTTTCAGGTGAAACAACCCTGCCTCGGTTACTCTCTGCAATTGGTCGAAGGTTGTATCCGTTGTTGAAAGAATCGAACTTATCTATGGCTCGCTGCTCGTAAAAGATCAAATCCTTTGGCTCACATGAAATCAAGACTTCAAACAAGAAGTCCGTCTCGTCATATTTCCGCCATGCGCTCTGAAGGTGCGCATTAGGGTGTCGGCCCCTTGCCAACCACGAACGATGGGTTGAAAGCCTCCTCTTAAGATTCGCGGTACTGCCGATGTAGGACTTGCCAGATGTGCAACTTGTTATGGCGTAAATTCCGCTTCTTGTCATAGCCTACAGATCCACGAATCCTTGTGTAATTGTTTCGTCAGCCTTTACTGGTTGAGGCATAACCCCAACTGCATTTGCAAGCGCCGACATGCCGTCGATCCGGCCGCGCGCTCGCTTCTTATCGAACTTCCTGGCCCCACTATCGCCAACAACTTTTGCATTGGCGGCGCACATATTCATAACTGGGTGTGAGCCGTGGCGAAATTGCGCATTCAGCAGCTTCACTTCCAAGTCACGCAGTGCTGGCGTCATTGAGAGCGTCCCTTGGCCGTATTCCACAAACCTCGCAAGCTCATCCTCAGTGAAGCCTGCCTTGACCAGCCATGGCGTCAAGAACTTCATCAGCGCCCTATCAAAGCCAATCTTCTGAACGTCATGGCGATCGAAGAATCCGCGCAGAAATTCTGCGACAAACTCGTATTCCACAGCCTTGCCCGGAGTAGTGTTTAGGAAGCCTTGCTTCTCCCACAAGTCGTACGGCACTTTGTCTTTGCGAGACTTCTCGACCAGCCCGACCTTCGGAAGCCAGAATGTAGGGTGAACGCCGCCCGTTTCATCAACCGCAACGAAAGCTGTCAAGTCATTGACGCTGGCCAAGTCAAGCCCGCCCCATACCTTTAGGCCCGTCGCATCGCCCGGCGCGCCGCCATTCGCCTCCCATACTGACCTTGGAACAAATGGCGCCACCGCCTCGACCCGCTGATTCAAAATCAGGTTGCGAAACTCCGGCTCGTTGGCCGGCATGTCAATCGCCTGCTTGCACTGCTTGCGCACATCCTCGAGCGACCGGAATATCCCAAGCGCAGGATTCGCCGCGGCCCACGCCTTCGGGTCATCCAACTGACAATCGGCCGGCGCGGCGTAGACGTGGCACACAACGCGAGGGTCTGGTGCGTTCGCTTGCGAGTCGATCCATGTTGAGAACAAATCAGCATCTGTCGGCGCCTGCGTGCTGATCGCGATCAGCAGTGGGTTGCTGTACGCGCCCTGAGCCGATGTGATGGCTGAAACAAACTTGTCAGTCGGCCCGATGATCTGGCCCACCTCATCCAAAATTGCGAGGATTGGCGAAAGTCCGTGAGCGGTCTTCCCCTCTGCCGACAGCGCTCGGTACAGGACGTTGCGCGCCAAACCGATCAGGCGCTTGCCGCTAGGCTGAATCCTTACCAATTTCGCGAGGACCGGCGACATCTCGATCATCTTGCGGGCAAGCTCAAACACCACCGCGGCTTGCTCTTTCGACTGCGCGCCGCTGACAATCTGCGAGTTCTGGACAGCCTCCGGCCCCACCAGGTGAGCTAGCAGGATGGCGCCAATCAGGGCGGTCTTTCCATTCTTGCGCGCGATCGACAGGTAGGCGCTGTGCGTCCCTACCGGGTTATCGTAGATCTCAAGGATGAACTTGCGCTGAAAGTGCTCCAGCCTGATCGGCTTGCCAATGTGATCGCCTTCTGGCGCCAGGCAATACTTCTCGATGAACGCGCAAACTTTTTCACCGCGGGTCAGCGGCTTCTTGAGGCAGTACTTATCGTCAGAATCCAGGGCTGCTGTTTTGACCGCCTTCGACTTACGAGGCGAGGAGGCCGTCATCTTCTTCTTCGAGCTCGTCGCGCAACTTCCTCGACTGACGCTCGACCTTTCGCTTACCAGCCTCGTCGCGCGTGTCGCCGGCGATGCGCCCACCCATGCGGAGCGTCCGCATCAGCGCCATCTCGCGCCGCGCAAGCTGCTCCATGACGGTCGTGCGCGGGTTCATCACCGGAGTGCCGCGATCATTCTTGATAACCCGGCCCTCAAGGCGCAGCGCTGCATCCTCTTCCGCCATATCAGCCTGGCATTGCGCAAGCTGGCCGGCAACCACCAAATCAACCTCAATCCATTCGTCCCTCGCGCGCGCGCGCACAACGCCCGCCCAAAAAGGCAAAGCAGAGGGGGTCAAAACTACACATTCTGGAATCTCGACGTCGGGTTTTGATGCATCAACCATGGCCTTTACGGCGCTGGCTGCTGAATCCGCCCTCGTCCGCTTTGGCTTGGCTGTCATCTGGTCGGCGTTTTGTGGGTTAGCGTTAAATCGGAGGGGGAGCGCGGTCCTGTGTAAGGTGCTTCTCCAAAGATGTTACCCGCCCCCCCTACTACATGCAGTGGTCAGCGCGCCGATCCGTGATGAAATCCCGCGAATCCTGGCACTCCGTTGGCATCAGCTACTAGATGTAGTAATCGGCCATCCATCCTCGCCGATGACCACCTTCTCGCGCTTCTTCTTCCCCTGCTCTTCCTCAGTCTTGACGAGGTGGCACGGGTTGCAAATCGCCTGCAGGTTCGCATGCGCATCGATTCGCTCTTGACTCCACCTAAACTCTTTGGCCTTGGCTTTGCTTACTATGTGATCTACGGCGTGCGCCGGGGTGCTGATGCCGATCTTGGCGCAGGCCTGGCAGAGCCCTGCATCGCGGATCATCACCGCCTTGCGGGCTCGCTCCCAAGCAGCGCCGTAACCTCGCGCCTGCCTGCTCTCCTTGCCCCAGGCCATATCAATCCAGCGGCACACTCACGCGGACCGACTCCATGGAAGCGTGTAGACTGTTGTCAAGCACGCACGTATTCCAAAGTCGGTGTGGCATCACCGTCAAGCCGACCGTCAGCCTTCATCGCAACCACGCCGGGGCAGAAAATCGCGCTGATCGTCTCGGGCTGGATGTTGTAGCGCGCTGCGAACTTCTCGATCATCACTGCTGGCGCCTCGATAAACGTTGCGCCTTTCGATTCTGTATTGCCTACCATGGGATACCCAATGCAAAAGAAGGAACAAACCGACAGTTTTCTGGCTGAAGATGAGAACGGAAAAGTGGTGACGATAGTTGAGCACACCACATTCACGCTCTATAAGCCAATCGCAGAGGCATCGTCATGGATACCAGGCTCAAGATCGTTCTCGACATCTAGCGGCGGGCCAATCAACTACCTCGATGGCGACCGGTACCAAGACGTCATGACCGACGCCGTGCTTACTAGGCGCCGCTAGACCTTACCTCGCATCCGGCACTTGCCGCACTACT